TTATTATGGTTTAGTTGATCGGCCTGCATAAAGACGCCTTCGATAATATGGCTTTTTTTGCCATCCTTTGTTTCGGTGAGGTAGTTTAGCTCCTCGTTATGTTCTGTAATTAGTTTCATTTTACGAAAATTCTGTTACTGGGTCCATTGACTCAACTTCAATAGTATATCCACCCATTGAAAAGGATGTAAGCCAACCACCAAATCTATTTGAAGATGAAGTTACTTTAACCTTTTTGTTTTTGTTTTTAATTAAATCGGCGATCTCTTTACTTCCAAGGTTCATCATATCAATCTGATCTTTAAAGTCTGCATCCTTTGCCCAACCCTTTGTTCCAAAATATTTCGAAAAGAATTGATCAACTGTTATTTCTTTTGTTTTAGTTGCTTCTTCAATTGAACCTGTCTGATGTTGTACGGAATCTAAAAGTTCTATAATATCATCATAAACATCTTTAAAAGTAATACCACTACTTTTAGAAAAGGCAGGCATCATATTTGGTTTACCTCGTCGCATAATAACAATATTATTACCATTGATATAGACTTCTTTCTTATTTGAGTTAGTGCTCTTATGGAAAAACGCCAAAACATCGTCTCGTTTTTTATCGTAATCGCTTATTTTTAACTTATGCCAAACTGAACCAGGTTTACCATGTAAAGATTTGAGATCTAATTTAGATTCTTCTAAAGTATCTTCTTTAACGCCGAGGATTTTTTTAGCAGCTTCTTTATCAATAGTAGCTTTATAAGTCTTGCCGTTGAAATCAAATTCTTCTTCGCCATCAAGAACAGCCTTAGCAGCAGCTTTGGTAAATTCATTACCTTCTTCTACTTCTTCTTTACTCTTCTTCTTCTTACCACATTGTTCAACAACCTCTTCAGCGTCATCTTTAAAAATGTTATTTGCCACAGTTACACGTTGTAAATCAACTTCATTTTTAACTTTATCTTTTAAAAGAGTATTTAAAATTGAGCTAGATTCTGATTTATCACCAGTAACGATGCTTTGTATTAAGTCTTTAGTATTCATTTTAATATTATTTATTTATATATATTTCTGTTTTAAACAACTATTTAAAACTCATCATCATCAACAGGATCTTCATTATTTTCAGTATCAATTCTTTCAGTATCTTCTTCAGTGAAGTTAAGAACATTAGATTTTACCCACTTCTTAGAATAGTACTTACCAATGAATGGTTGTATTTGTTCTAACATAGTAATGCGTTCCCTCAAGATTTCAAAGTCCTTTAACTCTGAAAAATAGTTATCTTCAATAAAGTCAATTGATATTTTCTGTTCAATATCACTCCATTCATCTTCAGTACATAAGCGTTTTAGCAAGCACTGTACTCTAAGCATATCAATAAACAATACCGAAAACTTACGGCGAATTCTATTAATAAACTTTTGGAATTTAACTTCTTCTCTGGAAATTTCACTAACTCGTCCAGCATTATATGTACTTTCAGAATCAAGCCTACTTAATGGAACATTTAAAGAACGATATAGTTTCTTTTGGAAAAAGATAACATCGTCAATTTGAGAAAGATTCTCACCACCTGGGAGAGTTGTAATTTCTGTTCCACGGCCTCCTTCACGACGTGGCAACCAAAAATCTTCAAGCATACTCATGCTTTTACTTTCATCCTGAACTTCACCGGTAGTTGCATCATAAACAAGTTTATTTCTATACTTGCTCATAATACCTTGAACATATTCTTCGGCTTTACCTTTAGGAAGGTTACCAATATCAATGTAAAATATACGGCGTTCAGGCGCTCGTGATATTCTGTAAATAACAAGAGCATCTTCCATAACGCGTAATTGATTTACCAACTTAACGCTCTTATGAATATACGATGTGGAAATCTTTTGAGTTTCATCTGTAGTTCCAGATGGAACATAGACAATCACATTTGGATCAATTTTTAAAGCCTGTGCTCCAGCAGACATATCTTTACCATAAAGGTAATATTCTTTAGTAACTCCTGTTGTTTCTTCACCGGTCTTTTTACTAACTTTCTTAGTGACTTCCTTTACTTTACGAATATGTAAAGGGTCAATCAAACGAACTTCTTGAATTCCTTTTTTAAGATTATCGGAATCAATCATTAAATGATAATATAATTTACCATCAATATACCAACGCCTAAAAATATCATGACTACTAAAATTAAATTTTAACAACTTAGTAATCTCATCAAATTCATTTTTAAATTTCTTTTTAATTCCATCTGGTAAATCTACATCATCTAAAATTAAATTTACGGGAGCTTGATTAGAATCGCCGACAATAGCAGCATTAACAATATCATTAATAGCCATGTCGCACTCAGGTTGAGCTGCGGCTGTTCTATAACTTTTAATAAGATCCTTTTCGTTTTGGATATTTAAATTATCCAAATCAAGAACTTGGCCATAATAACCTGAAGCCGCACCCGAGGAAAAAACTGCAGCACCATCATCATTTAAAGGTGGAGCGAAACTTTCTATACCATCTTTAGATTCTGCCTCATCATCTAGTATATTTGATTTCTTTAGTTTTTTAGTTATGTCGAATCCGAATAAGTTCATATATTATATATAATGCTTAGAATTACCCCAAGACGAACTCAGGGTAATTCTAAGACTTAATTTGTTTTAATTAATTATAAAACGATTAGTTTGAATCTGATGTCGCAGCAGTTGTATCACTTACCCAATATTGGTAATTGAATTCTACTGTAAACTCTTCAATAGTATCGTTAGTTTCATAATTAAGATCAATAGCACTAATGTTTGTTGGGAACGCGTCGATTAATTTGTAACTCTTAATCGCTCCACCCAGGCCAGAGGAAAGGCCGTGACCTGCCCCATCTCTTCCGAGTTGCTCAACTTCCACAGGACGCATATAATTTAATGCTTCACCTGTTTGGCTATATTGTGATGTGTTTGATTTATTATCGTTAATAAGATCCATCCATGTTTCAAAGGCATTCCTTATAAGCATGTTTTCGTCGTTAATAACTGTAATCGTCCAAGGCTCAAATGTGCGGTCTCCTGCCACTTTTAACTTACGACCTAAGTAAGGAACTTCAACCGGAGCTACTACACTCGCTGGAAGTTGTGCTCCTTTGATCATGAAGCTACCAAGCTTGGTCAACGTATCTGTTGAAAGCTCAGGTGGAAAAAACACTTTACATTTGAATAGGTTTGGCCTTGCGCCTCCCCCTGTTAATTGTGATTTAAAATCTGATATATTACTCATATTTTTTTATTTTCTACTGTTTTATATTAATATTTATCAATCGTTTATTAAACCAACTCTTCAAAAATAGCACCTGTTCTGGTAGCTATGAAGTTCAGTGTAATAAAGTTAATTGAACGTAACGGCTTAATGTAAATATCAGCAACGAATCGATTTCCATCGACCACCTGAGGCGTGTTGTTTGATGAGTCACATACTATCTTGAAGTCTTCGATTCCTCGGCGACCTTGAACATCTCGTAAGAACGGCGCGATTGCATTAACAAAAGCTGATCTTGTAAACTCGTCGTTAATTTCAAATAACTGGAATTTAGCAGATGTAGCAATTGCCTTTTCAACGGTCATAAACAACCTACGAACATTAATGCGGTCAAACGCAGATGGACGTGTGAGAGCTGTCTTATCTCCATATAGAACAATACCTTGGCCAGGGAAAGAAACCACTGGGTTAATTCTGTTCTTGTATAGTTCGTCACGATCAGCTTGTTTAGGATTATATGCAAGTTTAACAACACTTTGAATATTACCTCGGTTTAATCCAGCTGGAGAGAACCATGGCTCAGAAACAAAATCTGTATTTGCACAAAGACCTGCGATATGACCACATAAAGGAATCCAAACATATTGGTCTTTATAACGATTATATACATAAGCTGGAGTACTATCAAATACTGCATAACTTGTAGACATAACGTTTTCATATTTTCCTTTAACTTCGTCAAGGCGATCAATGTCATTCGTGTATTCTTTAACCTTAAGAGGAGCTGAAAGAAATGCCATACAATCTTTACGAGCATTAGCGATTTCTAAAAGTTTATTATCTACGAGTTGAGTTTTAGATCCAACGTAAGCATAATCATTTGCAAGTTCTGTAAAGTTCTGTGCAAAAATCAAGTTTACATCTACAGTTTCATAGTCGCCAAATAGTTCAATAGCTTCTTGAACAGCTGCCGCAGTATATTCGGTATCATCTGTTCCATCTGCAAGATCTACATAGTTTCCATCAAATGTACCACTATCAGCATCAATATCAACTAAGAAAGAATTAATTGATGCGAAAAAATCTGTAACGGTATCTTTAACAAGAGTTGGTTCATCATTTGGACGAACGGCCCAAACATATGAACTTGCGCCGTTTAGTTTTGACACCCAGTAATTGGATTCACCAAACTCGTCTTTTCCATTTGCTGCCATTGAAAGTCCTTGGTAAAGTTCAAGAACGCTTCCTTGATCTCCACTAAATGCTCCGCCTTCATCCACAACTAATACATGAACTTCATCTTTAGAAGTAGTTGTACCAGTAAGATTCTCTGCCCAAACCGTGTTGGTTGGTTTATATCCAAGCTGTGCTTTAATTACAGCTGGAGTTAACTCCCAGTTATCTTCGGTTATAAAATAGACACGAAGTGAGTTACCTAAAGAGCCTGCATATCGTGCAACGATATTAGAATCTATACTAAGTAAGTCCTCTGTTAATCTATCAAGGTCGTCTTGTCCATTAATAGCGCCCGGGTCATATTCACCAGCCGGTTGGAAGCCTACTGGTTCTGGAATGGTATCCATACCAGCGCCACCAGAAGTTGCGTTATATGCTCCATTAACCGCACGTGCCACTTTTAATGCATTGCCGTATTTTAAAAAGCTAGCTGCTGTTAAGAAGCTAACTTCAATCTCGCCTTTAATTTCTGGTGTTC